CAATCCATGAGTCATTGTTTACTAAAGGCGTACCATCTGATTGTGTAGTTGGTTCACTAGCACTAAACTGTGGACCATTTGGATCAGTACCTGAGTTTACATTCAAGTAACCTCTGAAACTTGTTCCATCGTGCTCCAATATGTCAGCATCTAAATTTGTGTTGTACCAAACTTTTCCGTCACTCGGCTCGTTTGTTGGTGCTGTAGTTGATGCAGTGTAAGATAAACGTTTAAAGTTACTAGCAATTATTGTTGCTGGTAAAGCCGTTGAGTCTTCTGTTGCACCTGCTGGAGCATCATACAAGTTATCGATCAATGTTGTGCTGTTTGCTGTGTATGTTCCGTATGAGTGAGCAGTTGCGGCACTAAAGCCTGCATCTGCTAGAGGTGTTCCTGATAAATCATGCATTCTTATTTCACCACCAAGTGTGTGCTTGATTTCAATTGCACCTTTTAATTCACCTGAATCTATAACTCTTGCTTCGATGTTTGTAAAGCCAGCGTTACTGATTCCTGTTACAAAGTCTTCTGCATCTGCAGTTGTTGAATCTCCTGGACCTGGTATTGTAACTGTTTTAGCAGTGTCTAATGCCGCTTGTCCTTTTAATGATTCAGCCATTTTAAATGTTTCAGTTTTTACAAATACTGGATTAGTGGTTTTACTTTGTATTATAGTTTCGCCACCTTCATATCTAAATATTTGGAAGTCTGCTACCGGTAATGTAGTGTCTGTGTCATCGACAGCATTTTGCTCTGCAACATTAAACTGTGTGTAAAGTGTTCCTGCTGATATGCTTGTACCACCATTTGTTGGATCTAAATTAAAGATGGCTGTGTGATTGTTTGCATGAAGCGGAGCCGCTACAGTTGAGAAACTAGCCGCACTTGAACTGTACAGTTTTGATATGATATCAGTACCACCGTTAGGGTTGGTAGTTTTAAACCAGACAGAACCAGTTGGCCTGTCATCTTCTGCAGTTTTCCATGTTGGTCTGTTAGAGTGTTTTTTCTGCTCAAAACTTACACCGTTGTAAGTACCTGCAGTAATTCCTGTCACAGATAAGATTGTACCTGTGCCGTTTTCGATTCTAATTGTGTTAGCACCACCTACCGAATCACCGTAGTTTGTACCGTTGTGATAAATTTCAACTTTGCCTGTTGTGGCATCAACTGCGGCAGTAACTCCTTCAATACTTGCATTGTTAATTGATGTTGCCAATGCTGAGAAAGTTGTGCCTGATAATGTTACAGTTGCGTCATTTATTACAATTGTGTTTCCATCTACAAGTGTTCCTGAAGTTGCTGTACCTTCGATTGTTGGCCAACTGGTGTGCCAAGAAGTTGAACCTACTTGCACCCAATTACCCTCATCATTTTTGTAGTAAATTGGATTAGTTACAGCAGTAGTGTTAACTGCATACTGACCTATTTGGCCATAACTTGTTTTTGGTATTCCTGTAGTCACATTTCCAACTAGATTACTTTTTGATGTAATGAATTTTGGTGTTATTGTAGTAAATGATTGATTTGTTTTCGACCATTGGAAAAGTCCAATAGTTGAACTAGCCAAGTCAAACCAGTATGTGCCATCATCTGGTCTTTCAGTTGGTGCTGATGTTGATCCTACTAAATCTGTTAAGTTTACATTTGCTCTAAGAATGAACGCTTTGTTGGCAACCCCAAGGAATGAATAAGCCGCTTGTAAACCATACTCGTTTAGTTCATAACCATTTAATGCTCCACCTGACGAATCAGTGTAAAATTTTGGATCACCAAATGTTTCTGTTAATTCTCTTTGTGATGAGATCAAGAAAGCAGTATTGGCGTTTGCTGTCTGTGTGCCAGACGCAGTGCCATCATTTGCTCCGTTTCTTTTATCTTGACCTGATGCTACTATAATAAGTGGAGTTGTACCCGCATCTGACGGTACGTAAAAACTTTCATCAATTACTGAAACGTTTACTCCTGGACTTGTTAATGTTGCCATATGTTTAATTCTCCTTGCAAGGTTCGTTAATGCTATTTATAGTTAATACGGTAAAACGCATTAAAACTAGCATGAATTTTGGTACCTATATAGGGCACGTAAATAAGTGTAATGAAAAGACCACTATGTAAAACATGTAGAAATAAGCCTAGGGCCTATGCGTATAGGAAGGGTAAAACGATATATTGGAGAAGTCGTTGCGACAGTTGTATAAGACAGAAAAACAAATTGAAGACTGGATATGCGGCAAAATGGTTCAAAGCAGGATATCGTAAAAAAAAGAGATGTGAACTTTGTGGATTCAAGCAGATCAGTCAGGCACAGATGGATGTGTACCATGTAGATGGAAATCGTAATAACACATCTGTGTATAATTTAAAAACTATTTGTGCTAATTGTCAGAGACTTAAAAGCACTCAGGATTTGGGATGGCAGATTGGTGACTTGGAAGTAGATGGGTAGTCATATCATATATTTGTTTGTGCAAGAATTCAATAGTGTGTGTATTTTCTAAAACATAATCATAGTCCGTGCCAATCCAATCCCATTCACTTTGATGAGCACCGGACTCGATCATACTTTGTTTATTAGGTATTTCAGTCCTTTTTACAAGGACTATCTTACCGCCTTTTGCTCTAATTTGCTTTATTTCATTTACAAATCTAGTGTCAGAAATTACTGTGTTTATGCCTTTATACCTAGCCATGCATGAATCAACCCAAATGCTGTCTAACATGTGACCCCTACAAACTTCTGTGCCAAAATATTGCAATACCCAACGTGGCGTGACAGGTTTTCCAAAACGTTCACTCCAAAATTTGTCAGGTTGTTCTCGCCAATGTCGACTTGATGCAGTATTACCTTCCAGCATTTCTCGGTCCCAGCCAAAAATACTTGCTGTTGCATCTTTTAAACTTTGCGCAAATGAATCTCTCTTGAAGCCGTGGTGCGACACCAATCGTTCTGCAACGGTGTCTTTACCAGAACCAATTAATCCAACCAAACCTATCAACATAAGTTTAGTATTTTAACAGTTCTTCATTCTTTTTTCAAGTTCTTTCTTGATTTCCTTTATGGCCTTAAGCATATGATTTGTAACAAGCCAGTTTGGTCCGGCCTTTAACAATGTTTCAAGTCCGATTGTTAAATGCTTGAGTTGTCCATATGATAGTTTGGAAAGTTTTGAGAAGTATTTGTTTTTTGCCATGATATTTGCCTTTCTTGTGCCTTTAATTTACAACATTATTTAATATATTAGCAGTTTGAATTAACCTATAACAAAACTGTGAGGAGTGCCACCCTCAGCAAAGTTTCCTATCTCGGCATCTAATCTTTCAATCTCGGCCAAGCCTTGTTGTTTAAGTTCACCGCCATTTAGAGTGGTGCCACCCTGTGGCCCTGCTATGGTATTGAATTTTCCTCTTGCCTCACCAAGCATAGTTTTGCAAACTGCCAAAGTGTAGTCCCTAATCCATGGTTTGGAGTAGATGTCTTTCAGCAAAGTTATGTCAGGCCTAAAGTTATCTGTATGCATGAGGATTGTTTCATCGTCTGCTCTTGGCCTTTGCGTGATTGTGAGTTGTTTTGTTGCATTGTCGTAATGGAACTGTATAAATGATCCAAATAATTTGCCCACTAATTCTTGATATGATGCAAAGGCATAGTAAGTTGCAAGTCCGCCTGTGGCTCCTGCTCTAAGTAGATACGTGTTGGTGTATGCTAAATTAAATGGTTCGAACAAAGTACCACCTTGGCCGCCTTCTGTCCTAGAACCCACTGTTCTCCTAAACAACTTCCTTACATTAATAACTTCATCGGGCAAAATGTATTTGTTTTGATTTTCTTTCAGTTCAAGAAAAGCGTATGATTCTTCAACGGCATTAGATGAACGTTGCCTGTATCTGTTGATCGCCCGTTCTAGAGCGGTTTCATAGTGTTTTGGATCTAATTCAACCTCGATCATGCCTTCACCCAGGTTGTTTTTTACATAATCAAACACTTCTTGTTGCATGGTTTGTAGTTCTGACATACTGATATTTATTGCCTTTGCCTATACAATAAATATGTGTGCTATGCCACGACTATCAATTTTTAAGCCTGAAAAAGGCAATGATTACAAGTTTTTTGACCGTAACATCAAAGAGATGTTTACGGTAGGTGGCACTGATCTTAATCTACACAAATACATTGGCCCACACAGACAAGGTGACACACAAAAGGATGGCGCGGCTTCGCCCACATCACCAAACTATTCACCTAGTGAAATCAACGAGAGAACAATACAAGATTTATTATTTTTAGAAAACAGAGATAGAAAATACGAGGACGATATCTACACAATCAGGGGTATCTATAATGTACAGGATATTGATTTTAATCTTAGTCAGTTTGGTATGTTTTTACAGAACGATACACTTTTTATGACAGTGCATTTAAATGATTGCGTAGAAAGGATAGGTAGAAAGATTATGTCAGGAGATGTTATTGAATTTCCTCATATGAAAGATGATTTCAGTTTAGATGCATCAATACCAATAGCATTAAAAAGATATTACGTCGTAGAAGACGTAAATCGAGCCGCAGAAGGATTTTCACAAACTTGGTGGCCACATTTACTTAGAGTAAAACTTAAATCATTAATTGATTCACAAGAATTTAGAGATATCATAGGTGATGCTACAACTGATGGCTCTTTAGCAAGTTACATGAGTACATTTAATAAAGAGAAAGAAATTAATGACGCTATTGTTAATCAAGCAGAAGCAGATGCGCCTAAATCAGGCTTTAATTATAAACAATATTATGTTGCGCCAATTGATGAAAGAGGTAACATTAGAACTGATAATGTTAATACAGAAGAACAGAGAGCAAGTTCAGATAAAAGAGTTAACGCTGTAATAGATACACCAGCAAGTTCACATTATGGATTTTATTTAGATGGAGATGGCGTGGCGCCGAACGGTCATCCTGCCGGTTTTGGAACTAGTTTCCCTAGTAGCGGAACTGACAAAGGAGATTATTTTTTAAGAACAGACTTTTTGCCTAATAGACTATTTAGATATGATGGTTTACGTTGGGTAAAAATAGAAGATAACGTAAGAATTACTAAGACTAACACTGATAGCCGTGCTAATTACAAAACAAAATTTGTTAATCAATCAGGCACTACAACTATTAACGGTTTAACTGTAGAACAAAGACAAGCATTAACAGATGCATTGAAACCAAAGGCTGACAATTAATGTTACATTTTTACGAAGGACAAATTAGGAAATTTCTTACACAATTTATAAGGATTTTAAGTAACTTTAGTGTTGAAACTGGCAAAGGCACGGATGGATCTGTAAAATTAAGAGCAATACCTGTCATGTATGGTGACATGACCAGGCAGGTTGCAAACATTATAAGAAATAATTCTGAAAACGCTTTACAATATGCACCAAGGATGTCTGCCTATGTGACATCGTTAGATTATGATAGAGAAAGAATGCAAAATCCTTATCATATAGAAAAACAACATTTGAAAGAAAGAGAATTTGATGAAGCAACAGGCGAATACACAGATAAACTAGGTGCTGGATACACTGTTGAAAAAGTTATGCCGTCTCCTTTCAGATTAAACGTGGCATGTGACATTTATACGACAAATACAGATCAAAAATTACAAATTTTAGAACAAATAT